ATAAGGACCGTTTGCTGAACCAGCTATGAAGGCCGTTTTGTTAACGCGGACGGCACGCACTTTGGTGGTGGTGTTTGAATGTTCAAACTAGCAAGCAGGGGAGCATCGTGTTGTCGAAGAGCTCCTCCAGCATAAGCTGCTCTGCAATGGGGATGTCAAACGACATCGCAAAATCTAAGCGTGATTGGTTGGTGACAGTCTCAAGACGAGTCGTAACTCTGTCGAGTCTGCGATCAAGATAATCCGCCTCGAATTTGGCGTTTCTACCGTAGCCGGCAGATCGCCAAACCATGTGAGCATAGCTTTGTAAGATCGGGACGCCATCATTGCACGAGAGTTCGCCCACACCTATTGCTGCCATTAATTTCAGCCACGCTTTGCCTTGATAGGACTTACAAGTGTAGGCCGTTCGTGACATAACACGGTGTGGGTTCCGAATCATTCGCCACCTGCCTTGCACTCGAACTGGCGAGCACTGGCAGAACGACAAACGAGAGAAATCGGAATGTACATTGGTTTTTGCCTTCATGCCATAACCCGCAAATTTGTCCAACATTGACGGGTCATATAATGCACGGGGTATGAAGACTACGGCGTCATCGCCGCAAATGAGATACTTGGCATGTTCTCCGAAAATGGCACGGAGAATGATTTCATTGATGACTGAATCTGTGAGTGAGGTGACATACTCACCTGACATCATGGTGCCTAAGATTTCCCATTTCAAACCACCTTTGGACTTCACAACGTTCTTTTTCATTGCCAACATAAGCTCACGAAATTTACGACTGTTATTGAATCTTTCGTATAGCGGCACTTCGGTGTGCTCGCGCAATTCCCAGCGCAAATACGCATCCATTCGACTGTAATCTATCTCAATAATGAGACAGTCAGCGATAGAATTGAATTTCCACCATGCGTTCGCTCCCACCTCCCAAGAAGTCATGCCTTTTGCAAATGTTCGCTTCTTCTTGGGCAGCCACTTCATATTGGCATCCCTTTTCCAAATTATTTCTTCGATTGGCCTGGCATATCGTGCCAACGAGTAAGTAAACTTGGAATCGCGGTACTGTATCATCCTAGGGTTTGTTGTTTCCATGGGTTTTTCAAGCAGTTCTTCAAACTTGTAATTTTCCCATTTCTCGTACTTAATGAACGCTTTGACGCGCCTATCAAGCTCTGTCAATCCATCGCGCTCCACTTCGAGTGCCGCTTGCTGCACTCGTTTTTTACGGTTGCGAGGAACTGACTCTATCAACTGTGGCCAGGTCATGGGTTCGATAGGTATCACACGGGGTCGCAGGCGATTTGAAAAATCTCGCAACTCCCGCATCTTACCCATATTGACCGGAGGCAGCTCAATGCCATGCCTGTTGGTGAGTGCATCGCACTCATTGGCAGGGCAAAGCTGGTACCCTGTCGA